CATCCCGTATGAGATATATTGGCAACTCGCGATGCGTACGCGCAAAAAGGTATATATCGATTACAACCCGTCGGAACGGTTCTGGGCGCATGACAAGGTAATCGGAACGGCAAACACACGGTTGATAATCAGCGACCACCGACGCAATTTCTTTCTATCCGAGGAAGAACACGCACGCATCGAGAACATCGCAGACCCCGAACTATGGAAAGTGTACGCCCGCGGATTGACCGGAAAACTCGAGGGTGTTGTATTTCAGAACTGGGATATTGTCGAGGCGTTGCCCCCGCGTGACGAATGGGCGGGCAGTTGGTACGGCCTTGATTTCGGTTTCACGTCCGACCCGTCCGCGCTTGAGCATGTCGTACGCGCTCATGGCGACCTGTGGATCGATGAGATATTATACGAAACGGGTCTGACGAACCCGATGATAGCCGAACGGGCGCGTTCCGTCGGCATGACGGATGCGCATGAGATCGTGGCCGACTCGGCCGAACCGAAGAGCATCACCGAACTGAACGGCCTCGGCCTGTGGGTCACACCATCCGTCAAGGGTGCGGACAGTATCATCGTTGGCATCGACATCCTCAAGCGTTACCGGATACATTTCACGCGTCGCTCCGTCGGCATCATCGACAACGCGCGGTCATACAAATGGTCGCATGACAAATACGGGAATCAGACGAACAAGCCCGAGGACAAGAACAACCACGGGATAGATGCCATTAGATATGTCGCTTTGAAGCACCTCGCCGTAAAGCGTGCGGCAAAAGGTGTACGTGTTCGCAATTAGCACACATCGCGCAATTTTTCCTTCATAATCACATTGTTTTAGGTTAGTTCTATTCATGGCTTTTTTAGACATATCTAATCACCCCGACGGCGGTACGCGAGTATAGTTGTCGGTTTTTTCTGTTAAACTTTCATAAATATTCGGGGAAAGCGATACAACGAACGAATAAATTCGTTATATTTGCAAACACATGACAGAGGGTTAGTCGTGTGACACATCAAACGATTAACTCTTAAAATTCAGAAAGTATGCAGATTTGTCAATGTCCCGCAAATGCAAGCCTTACGACCATTCCGGTCGTCGCTTGCGCGGAAAACTTTGGCCAGATTCAGAAGATCGCTTTTCAGCGACTGACATTGGCCGACGGAACTAAGAACTCGTTTACCGCGGGTGACACGACCGCAATCAAGAAACTTGCCGCATGGACGGCTAAGATGGCCGCAACGAACGGCTCGAAGATTGTCGTTTCTCCTTTTGTTCAAGCCCCGACCGTAGAACCGGGTGACGCACGCACATTTGGCGGCGGCAACGACACCCTCGGCGGCGTGGAAATCAACATCGGACGCAACCCGACACCATTCAGCGGTGTGTTCCGCAGCACCCCGCAGTCGGTCATCAAGATCATGAAGGAATTGCAGTGCGAGGCCATCGCCGGCAATCTCGGTGTGTTCCTTTTCGACGAGAACGGCGCGATCGCGGCCATCCAAGACCAGACGACCGCAACGACCTTCTATCCGATCCCCATCCGTTCGTTGTTCATCAGCGACAAGGGCTTCGGTGGTCTTGAGGCACCGGACAGCAACAACATCAGTTGGCAGTTCCTCCCGAACTACTCGGACAACCTCGCGATTGTCGTTCCCGACGACTTCAACCCGCTTACCGACCTCGTTCCCGCAACCACCTAACATCACAACGGCATGAAAGCGACATACGTTACATTACAAGTCACGTCGGGCGCAACGCGCGACTTCGACATCGAGACGGCAGAGCGTCTGTTGCGTATGCGTGTGAGTGGTTGGGTATTACCAAAGGACAGCGATTATCAATTCAAGAATGGGAATCTCGAACGAAAATCTAAGAAAGGCAATCGATGAGAATCGCAATGCGATGACGATACGCCTCGCGATGATGCACCAGAACAGGCTGCGTTTCCATGCGGTGCCCGTTCCATCGATGCCCGCGCTTGCGTCTACGTTCATCCGTGACTCGCGTGTGCCCGACGCGGCGCGCATCGGTAACGATGTGGGCCTCGCCCTCGATGATTTTCTTCGGATGGTCTCGAACATCATCCCGCATGACAAATTCGAGATATTCAAATCGTTGTTCCGTTTCCCCGTCAAGACGAACGAGATACTCAAGGAGTGTTTCGATAAGCTGTCCCGCGTGTTCGAGGGTCGTAACCCCGTGTTCGACTACCAGTTTACGACACCCGAGGCGCGCGACGACTGGGAATGGTATCGCACGGAGCGTCTCGGCGAACCCGAGATATGGGCAACGAAAGGGTGGGAGTTCTTCCGGACGGAAATCAATTCCGTGCTCATCGTTGACATGCCGAACGAGCAGGCGAAGGGCGACCGTTATCCGCAGCCGTATTTCTATTGGTTGCCGATTTCGTCCGTCATCGCCTATGATGCGGATGCCGACGGTCAGATGCGGTGGATCGCTTTCCGGCAGGGTGGCGATCGTATCGCCGTTATCGACGACGAGCGTTACCGCGTGTTCGCGTCCGACGGGAACGCCATCAAAGGCGCGCCGATTATCGACAACCCGCACGACATCGGTTATTGTCCCGCGCATTTCTTCTGGGATGATAAGATGTCGTTGCAGCAGCCCGACTTGAAGCGTTCGCCCGTCACCGACAAACTCGATGATCTCGACTGGTTCCTTTTCTTCGCGATCTCAAAGCGACATCTTGACCTATATGGCAGTTACCCGATATACAGCGGATATGAGCAGTCTTGCGACTACTCGAACGCAGAGAACGGCGACACTTGTGACGGCGGATTCTTGAGGGACGCACAGGGGGCTTGGAAACTCGACGTTAATGGCGCCCGCGTTCCATGCCCCTCCTGCCAAAAGAAAAAGATTGTCGGTGCGGGGTCATTCGTCGAAGTGCCGATACCCGTCGAGGGTCAGCCCGATTTGCGTAACCCCGTTCAGATGCTCAACGCAGACACGGGGTCACTGCGTTTCAACGTCGATGAAGAGACACGCCTACGGACGAACATCATCACATCGATCGTCGGGACGAACGAAGAGATAACGACACGCGACGCGCTGAACGAACAGCAGATACGCGCGAACTTCGAATCGCAGAAAACGGTACTCTTCCGCATCAAGAAAGGTTTCGAGAAAGCGCAACGATGGGTTGACGCGACATGTTGCCGCGCACGGTACGGCGACGTGTTCCTATCGGCATCCATCAGCTATGGCGATGAGTTCTATCTGTATTCCCCCGACGAGTTGCGCGAGAAATACCAACGCGCGAAAGACGCGGGGATGTCCGAGGCCGAACTCGATGCCATTCATCAGCAGATTATCGAGACAGAGTATCGGAACAACCCGCAGGCGCGGCAGCGTATGTTGTTGTTGGCCGACGTTGAGCCTTTCCGTCATTTGTCGCGCGACGAGGTGGCCGACCTTTACGCGAAGGGCATCATCACGCGCGAGGAATACACGTTGAAGCTGAACTTCGCGGATTTCATCCGTCGGTTCGAGCGCGAGAACATCAATATTCTGGAGTTTGGCGAGGCCACGGCCTACGACCAAAAGATACGAACGATTAAAGACCGTCTTATGGAATATGCCCGCGAGGCGGTTAAGGAAAGTACATCAACAACTAACAATTAGAATATCATGGCAAACCAAGCACAACAGATGCCTATCATCATCAACGCCGGCAATATCGCGGCGTTGACCGAGAAAGAGGCGAACGAGATCATGCAGGTCGTAATCAACGAGCACAGCTAATGTTCAACGTTTTATAAAGGAGAAATTATGAGAGTAAAATTCGGAGACATGGGAACGAAAGACGTACCCATTACGGAGGTGACACCGGAGAACTACATCGTACCCGCAGGGGAAGAGATGCAGTACCACGTCATCCAGGAAATCAAGCGTTTCGACGCGTCATCGGGCAAACGGTTGTCACGTCCCCGCGTGCAGAAGTACGGTTACAAGGAGTTCAATACCCTTATCCGTAACATCAAATCGCTGGGTTATGACATCACCGTATTGCACGATCCGACGGAGTACATCAAGCAGCGCGACGAGGAAATCGCAGCTACAAAGGAGCGTGTCGCACAGACACGCAAGCAGCGCACGGACGCGATGTATGAAGAGGTAAGGAAACGCGTCCTTGACGATCTTCGCGCCGAGGGTATCATCCCATCGGGCGAGGCGAAGAAATCAAGGAAAACAAAGAAAGCCGACGCGGGCGACAACACGACCGCGGACGCAGAAAGCGAATAACACACTAACGAGAAAAGAAAGAAGAGTACACAATCATCAATTCAAAGGGTAGAAAAAATGATTACAAAAGATTTATTGGAGAATGATGGTCAGTTGAGCGGCTTGACCGACGAACAGAAAGATGCAATCATCACGTTATCGAAGAACGACGAAGAGGCGGCTTTTGCACGTCGATTCAGCGAGGTCTATAATCAGATGGACGCGACGATTGCCGAGGCTACGGGCATCGCACGTAACGGTGACGAGAAAACATATCTCTACCTCAAGCGTGCAACAAACGAACTCGCTGCAAAGGCTAACAGCGTGGACGGTCTCAACGAGCGTATCGCGACCTTGACAAAGGAACGCGACTCGTACAAAAAGACGATCGAGAACGGCGTTGCCGACGAGCAGATGAAAAAGGCTCTCGAAAAGGCGACGGCCGACCTTAACGATGTCCGCGGTAAGTTCGCGAAACTCGAGGACGAGAACAAACGTCTCGTTGCCGACCATGCGCGTGAGATTATCGGTTTCCGCGTCGAGAACGACCTCGCGTCCGCACTCGGTAAGGTCGCCTTACGTTCCGACCTCCCGAAATCAGCCGTTGACGCGCTCATCAAGCAGACGTTCGACGAGATAAAGGCCATCCCGACCGAAATCCAAAAGGACGACGTGACGGGTGTGGAAACACTTGTATTCGTCGGGAAGAACGGTGAGACGTTACGCGACGAAAGCAATAAACTCGCGCCCGAGACGGCCGAGTCGTTGCTCATGAAACGTCTGAAAGCCCTCGGCGTTATCGACGAAGGTCGCAGGCAACAGGGCGCCGGGACAACACCACCCGCAAGGGAGGGTTCATCCGACCCGACCATCGACATCTCTATGGCTCGCACGCAGAACGAGGCCGACGACATCATCGCACGCACGTTGATGCAGCGTGGCTTCACGACCGGATCGCGGCAGTTCAGCACCGAGCGAAACAAGGCGTGGAAAGAAAACTATGATTTCATCAAGACACTTCCGACACGCTGACACAAGGAAAGAAAATCACGGACAGAGGGTAAGTCTATTGTTTCACAATTAAACACAATTGCATTATGTCATTACTTGCAACCAGATTACAGAATTGGCGCGTTAAGAACCCGGAACTTGACCGTAACATGGCGCGTCCGTTGGAGTATGGCGCACTCGATTTCTTTATCGAGCAGACTTACTCCCCGAACTCAATCATCAGCCCGAATCTTTCGGAGCGTGCTTTCGCATCGATGGGTAACACCGTACAGGTGCCAGTCATCAACTACGACGGCGACGTGTCCGTGTCGAACACACGTACATGCGTCATCGCTGATGACGAGAACACGTCGGCACTCTACACCGTCGTTTGGAAAACCTATGCCGTTGGCTTCACAATGGTTCCCGCGTTGTACCTGAACAACGAGATCGACTATGAGCAGGATTTCGCCCGCAAGATGGAGAAGGTGAGCCGCGCCCTCGCGACTGCCCTCGACACCGACGCGATCGCAGCCCTCTCGGCCAACAAGACACAGGTATTCGCCGACAAGCTGCAGTACTCCGTGACAAGTAACGTCATCGAAGTGCCGACACAGATGGCAACCGAGATTCTCGGCGACATCAACCCCATCATGCGCGCCAACGCTTACCCGAAGATGATCCACATCATCGGTAACGCCGGCATCGACTCGCTCATCCGTAAACTCGCCCAGCACGGCGTTTACAACGATGTCAACAAGCGCATGGAGTACGACAACAAGGTATTGCACTATACCACACAGTTGACGAACGAGTCACAGAAGATCGGCACGTTGTATGCCGTCGAGGATGGCAACGTCGGCATCTTGACCCGCGTTGACCGTGAGGCTCTTCTGCGTACCGTGTCCAACTTCCATGAGTGGGACGTTGTCGAACTTCCGTACATCGGCATCCCCGTCGGCTCGCACTACTACACATCCGTAGGCGACCAGTCGAGCATCGCAGGCGATGCAAGTGCCGATATGGTATGTAACAAGAAGGAGCACTTCGGCTTCTCGGTTGACGTGGCTTACATCGTCGCTTACAACAGCGATCCGACAACCATCGCCAACCCGATCATCAAGGCCGAGATCGCATCACCCGCCACGAACACACCTCTCGGCATGCCTGTATATCTTACCAATGCAGCCGACATCCAGGCCGCAGGCGGTGAGGGCTGAACGTAGGAAACTCTTCGGAATTTTCTCATACTTCGGAGGGGGGCGAGGACACGAAAAGCCCCGTCCCCCTTATATAACGAAACAAGAACACAATCAAGACGCATCATGTATCAATTAGAACGAATAACGGACGCTTTGTTTCCCGTCGTCGGTTGGCAGCAGTCATTCGACCCGCAGCATCATATCGACGCGGCGTTGACCACGTCGGAAAGCGGTCTGTACTACGACGCGGCGCATCCGTTGGTGACACTCGCCAACATACGCAAGATAATGCCCGATGACTACGGATGGACATACCCGGCATATTCCGCAACGGCGGTATATCATAACGGCGACAAGGTGACGTACAACAACGCGAACTATGTCTGCATCGGTACGGGCGACGTGACTGGCGAGACCCCATCATCGAGTGACGCGTGGGATGTGTACGACCTCGTAAACGACTATCTTCGTCGTCTCATGCGTGACAACATCGCAAAGGTCATTAATGAGTTCCTGACACGAAAATCGTTGTTGCGCGAAAGCCGTCCCTTGCTTGAACGTCGTGTTTTCTTCGACGGTGCGGGTCGTCGGCAGAACACCGTCGCCAACACGTCGAACATCGTCGGGTTCGAGATATTGCCCGTCAAGTCAACCGGCGTTACGACCATCATCCAACGTGTCGGCCTGCAGATGATAGGCGCGACGGGTGACGTACGTCTGTATGTGTTCGACCCGACACAGACCGACCCGATATACACCAAGGACGTACACATCGCGAAAGGCGACGGCTCGTTTGAGTGGTTCGATGTCGAGTGGTTTCTCCCATATCGTGCGGGACGTAGTTATTTCGTGTGTTACAATCAGGACGATCTGCCCGTCGGAATGGAGGCAATCAACGCAGGCAAAGACTGGAGCACCGAACCATGCGGGACATGTAACCGCGGAAGTCTTGAGGAATGGCGCGAACTGACGAAGTACATGATGATTTCGCCTTTCCGCGTTCATGCGCTTGAGACGTTCGCCGAATATCCCGAGATGTGGGACACGGAGGAAAACACATATACGAACGCGAACAACTACGGCTTGAACTGCGTCGTTACCGTCGGATGTGACCTTACGGACTTCATCATCGCGCAACGCTCGATGTTCGCGAATGTCATGCAGAAGCAGATGGCCGCGACCGTCCTACGTCTGATAACGTTCAACCCCGACGTGCGTGTCAACCGCAACCAGTCGAACGCATCGCAGTTTGATCTACTGTATGAGGTGGACGGCAACCCGCAAGGGCGAAAGACGGGCATCGGCGCGGAACTCGATCGCGCATACGACGCTCTCGA